GCAATTGCTTTGATATAGAAATAAGAACCTATATTACCACCTTTAAATCTACTTGACGCACATATATTTAAATAATCTATGAACACTACATCTGGTTTAAAACTTTTCTTTAATGCTAGTTCATTAAACAATGCTCTAAAATGTCCTGCGTGAGCAGACGCCGTTGGATATTCTTTAATAATTAATTTACCACCAGTCTTCTGTCTAATCTTTTCCATTTTATTATCATATAAATCTTTTGGCATTGTATGTAAATCGTCCATAGTTACATCTAATAAATTGGCGTCAATTCTTTCAGCAATTCTTTCTTCTGCCATTTCTAAAGTGATATACAATACATTTAAACCTTGTGCCAAATAAGCACTTGCACTATGACACATAAACAAAGACTTACCTACACCTGTACCTGCCAATGCAATATTCAAAGTCTTACTTGGAACACCACCTTTGGTTATTCTATTCATATAATCTAAATCAAATTGATATTTTGTTTCTTTAGTATGATACCATTTAAATCTATCTTCAGCGTCATCAATATAATCGTGTCCAATATGTTGGTCAAAAGATACTGCTAATGCGTCTGCTAATATACTAGGTATTGCTTCTGGAGTTCTCTTACTATCTTTCTTATCTAAAATTCTAATACCATCTAATACAGCATTATGTACTGCTTTATCTTTACAAAATCTTTCTGTTGTATCTAACAACCATTTTGGATCAGAATCTAACTTTGTTATAGAATTAACAATATCTTTTAATTGTGTATGTTCTTCTTCGTTAATATCTTTTCTTTGTGATAGTTCTATTAAGATTGATTCTTTTGTTGGAAGATTATTATATTTCTCTACAAATTTATATATTTCTCTAAATAAAATTTTTTCAGTTCTTAAACCAAAATATTCTTCTTTTAAAAACGGTAATACTTTTCTAGCATAATCTTCTTGAAAAAAAAGATTATTTAATATAGTTGTTTCTAATCTATCTGAATTATGAAATGACTGCTGTACCATCTTTTAATTGTGTTTCTAAAATTTCTATTAATATATCACCAATATAATCTACAAATTCATTATTGTCAACATCTAATACTTCATCCGTAGGATTTACTTTAATAACAAAATCAAACTTCATTGGTAAAGTACCATCAGCATTTTCATCTTTTGCAAATCCACATTTACCATAATGATATATTACACCTCTATACTTACCTTCGGTAAGTTTTATACAAGAAAAATCATCACCTTCTCTTTGAGCGTAGGTAAATCTTTTACTCTTCTTCTGATCCGTATGTAAATTTTTGTCTTGCGTATTCATCTATCTTGTTTAATACTTCTTTTGTAAAATATTTTTCTGGATCATCATTGATTGCTTTACCAAAAACTTTAGAACCATCTGGCATTTCATATCTTGTTGATATTTTCTTAAAGATACCTGCCTCTTCACCAAGTTGAAGAAGACCATAATGTTTATCTAGTCCTCTTTTATATGTTAACTTAACATCAATTTGAGAATTTTCTTTTGTGATTCTTGACTTATATGTTTTGCAATGAATAATATTTCCAACTACTTCTGTGCCGATTTTTTCTTTTCGTTTACCTAAATAGATGATTGTTGAAGCGGCGTATTTCAAACCTGAACCACCGCCCATTTCTTTTTGTGGGAACATTGAACCAATGACATCATACGTATGATTGGTCATTAACATAGGAACATTTGCTTGTCCTAATTTCAATGTTAAAACTCTAAATGTAGATTTGACTATTTGACTTCTAGTCATATCTCTTGTTTCTTTACCTTCTGCTGTATCTGTCATTTCTTTTGTAGTAGATAACATACCTAAACTATCTAATACAAACATTAAAGGTTTTCTTTCTATATCTGCTTGTCCTAAATATTTGTCTAATATTTTTATTGACTGACTTCTAAATTCTTGTACTGTTGATACTGGTACAACTACAACTCTTTTACTATCAACACCTCTTGCTTCTATCATATCTTTTGATACTGCATTTTCTGATTCAAAAAATACTACGCCTGCGTCTTTATCGTTGTCTAAAAAGTTTTTGATTATACCTAATGCGAAAAATGTTTTACCAGTTGCGGCCTCACCTGCAATTGCTGTAATACGGTTGCCTGGTAACCCACCGTAAATTGAACCTGAAAGAAGAGCATTAAAAGAATAAGAACCTGTGTCTATAAACGAAGTTACATCACCTGCTGTTATTCCTTCACTAGCTAAACTAGCAAATTCATTTCCTGTTTCTTTAATTATTTCTTTTAGAAAGTCTTTCATATTCGTCCCACTCTTTTTCTGTATAACTTATTGTGTACCATTTGATGTTGTTAATATAACATAATTCTCTAACCGAGTCAAGTTCCGTTGGCAGAAAATTTTGACTAATGTAATCATCATATCTTCTATATACTGTTATCTTCATACATATTTATATAAACGCTTCTAGTGTCCCTACTCTTGCGTGTTTAAATAGGTCTGTCTTCTCTCCAAAGCACCAAATATTCTCAATATAAGTCATTGCCATAAAGACATTTAACTCTTCTTTTGTTTTAAATTTTTTAGTACCTTGTGGTCTTTGCATAATCCTCATACCAATTTGACCTAAAAACTTATCTTTAAACCTATCAACTAATTCATCACTTGACCTATACCTGGTTCCTTTAATCTTTGGATCCATAATATTAATAAGCATAAATTTTGATTTACTCATTGTCTTTTCTGCAACAGGTATATAAAAATCATCACGCCATCTTTCATATTCGTTAAACTTAAACCAAGATTGATTCTCTTCTTTATCACCACCTTTATTATATTGTTCAGTACTGAAATAAGGTGGACTTGTAAATGCACAATCTATTTCTGGTAGTTCATTATAAGGTAAGTCTTCTGCACCACAATTCCATATCTTAACAGTTTTGTTTTTAAAGAATTTACTATATTCTTCTATCTGTTTCTGATATATTTTATATGTATTTGGATTAGGATCGCAACCATAATAATGTGTTGCCTTACTAGCAAAGAAACCAGCTAGTCTATCTCCCCAACCACAACTGGTATCTAATACTGTTTCTGCATTGGTCATATCATATATTGTTTTTGCAACAACTGGTTTAAATTGTGTTGCAACATACGTACCTAATCTTATTGCTTCTCTATAACTATTTGGTGATAAATCTTTAGTACTATTCACACCTCTCCACAATGCACCTAAACATTTCCATATATCTTTTGCATTACCATTTTTAAAAACTTCTATTGGTGCTCTAAAACTATAACTTGAACAGTTTAATCTTAAATGTTGATGAAAATAATTACTACACTTATTATATATTGATGGAGCGTCAATTAATCCTAGACCATATTTTGAATAAGGATACTTATAGTCATCATATTTTTCAAATATATCTTTATGACTTTGTTCGTTAGGTGTACATAGTTTACTAGTATCAAACTTACTTAATTTTATTATATTATCTTTCATATCATCATATGAAATTTTATTTAAAGGAAATTCTGGTCTATATTCAGCAATATATTCTGATAATAGTTCTCTAAATTTTTCTTTACCTATTTCATCTGTCCAATTTTTAAATTGAATAGAATCCATTATAGGCAATCTATTTTCGTCTGCGAATTGTTTAAGGTCTAGGTTTTTCATTGTTCCATAATATTAATAATAACATTGGTATTATAATACATAAAGCTGATAAAGTCAATGCGAGTAATAATGTCATACAAAAAACGGATTCACTTTCTTTAATCTCTTCTCTATGTCTTTAAAATAATTCTTTTCTCTTTCTATCAAGTAATACTTACGACCTTCTAATAACGCCGCTTCTCCAGTAGTACCTGTGCCTGCAAATGGATCCAATACTGTTCCATCTTTAGGTGTAACTAACTTAACAAGATATCTCATTAACTCTAATGGTTTAACTGTAGGATGTTTCGTATCTCCTTTTTCTTTCTTACTTGCTTTAGCACAATAGAAAAATCTTGCAACTGTTCCATCTTCTCTTACTTGTGGACCTGCACCAAAATATTCTTCTTTCGCTGTCTTTTGTCCACCTAATTCTTTACCCATATTACCAAAACCTGTAACTTTAACATTCGGCCAATGACCTGATGTACTTTGTTTAGGAAAACTTTCAATCACTTCGTCTGATCCATCGTGTATAACATTAGCAGGATATCTTCCATCTATTTTTTCTCCTTTACCAGTTTTCTTTAAACCTAATTTATAAATTGCCTCTTTATGTTTTTTAGGTTCTCTTCTGTTTTTAGTTGTGTCCCACTCATATCCAGGCACTCTACACTCATCTATGTTTAAACTTTTATTAACGCCCTTACGTGCCATTACAATTGGTTCACACGCAGGTTTTAAATAGTTTTTTCTTTTAGGAAAACCACTACCATATAACCATTGTATCATATCAAATATTTCAAACCCAGCGTCTTCTACTGCAACTGCCATTCTATGATAATTTCTAGTAGCGGCAAAAGATAATAGTACTGCACCTGGTTTTAAAACTCTATATACTTCTTTCCAAAAATCTTTATCAAATGCTATATCACCACCATCCCAAGTCTGTCCCATAAATCCTTTAGCTGCTCTATGATAAGGTCCATTACGACCTTCTTTCTCATCTTTATTATTAATGCCTTTTTGACCTGGTCCAAATCGTTTAAGTATAGACGCCAAATGATATGGTGGATCAGTTACACACGAATCAAACGTATTGTCTTTAACTGTTTTTAAATGTTTTAAACTTTCTTCATTAATTAGCATAAATTACCGATATAAATTTTATTATAAACACCCATAATACTAGTGTTACAAATTTCATTTTAGTCATTGCCAAAACTTCTCCTGTTCTATAAGCAAATACTATTGCCATAGCAACTGCAAATGCGTCAAACATATTAACCAAAGAACGCCTCCAGACTTGCTTTCTTTTCGTGTTCCCAACCTATTGAGTTCAATATAAATCTCATAGGGTCTAGGAAAGTCTTTTCAAATTGTAATTCATAATCAACATATTCTTTTAAGTTAAACTCTTTTGGTAATTGAGTTACATAACTAATCACATCAAACTTAAATGGATTTGCCTCTAACAATTTAATAAACTTAATCTTATCTCCTTCTTGAATATAAGGATACTTATTCTGTAATTTAAATTGTTTTATTTGATGATTATAAATCAATGCACCTTTAACGTGTATAGGTGTACCTTTAATAAACACATCTTTACTACTACCATATTTTCTCATATTATTACAAGACCTTGGAAAGGATATCTTCTCGGCAGGTAGTTGCATAAATTCTTTTTTAAAATCTGCAATGAAAGTATGTAAATCACTTTCAGATTTACTCATTATAATTTTAATTGCTTCTTTAATCTTACCTCGGCAAACTTGTGGAGTTGAAGATTTAATCGCCTCTATACCCATAATCTTTAATTTAGGTTCTTTTAATCTTACATCTTCCTCATCTAATACATTTAACATATATCTTTTTTTCGCAACCCATATACCTTTGTTGGCAATAACTTCACGTGCCATAACCATTGCGTTTTTATATGCGTTAGTATAATCTGCAACATCTTCAAACTGTTTCTTAATATATGGTTCTAATTTATTATCACATACCTTACCTATGAAATCACATATTTGTTGGTCTGTTTTACCCTTACAAGTCTTCTCTACAAGTTTATCTAATGAAACATATATTGAATCTGTATCAGACGCTAGTACATAATCTACTTCACCGTGTGTCTGTAATACTTGATTTAAATATTCATTTACTTTTTGTTCTACAAATCTAATTATAAACTGACCTGCTGTAGTTACAGCACTTGCTTGTGCTATATCATAATATCTGAAATACTGGTTACCTATTGCACCATAACAACTATTTAATGCAATCTTTCTTGCCCATTGTACATTATGACATCTAGCAATTTCTTTCTTTAATTCTTTTGTTGGTGTTAGTTGATATTCTTTTTTTGCTTTCAACTCACGTTTCTTATATATCACACGGTCTTTATAAATCTTTTCAATCATTTCAGGTAAGAAACCTTGACTATCATTTTTAAACATTGCACCGTTAGGTGTTATACAAGCACCTTCTGTTTTTAAATAATCTAGGGGTGTCTTCTTACTCAACATTTTATTCACAGAAACACCAGATGGTTTAACACCTAATATTTTTTCGGGAGAAATATTATATTGTACAATAATATGTGGATAAAGTGAGTTGATATCAAAAGACACCACCCATTTTTGCATACCAAGTCTAGGTTCTTTCACATACGCACCTTCGTACTTGGTGTCTTTTATGTGGTCTTCTCTAGGAGGTACACAAATCTTTTTTGTCATCAGGTGGTTTGCGATTAATGTATCCCAAACTCTTACCTGTGAGAATATATCGTTATAATTTACTTTAGTTTCATACGCAAAGGTTAAAGACAAATCAATTAGACCTAACTTATCTTCTAATGCGTCAACTATTTCTACGTCTTGAATATTATACTCTACAAATTTTTGATAATCTTTTGTATAGAATTCTTTAAAAGTACCATATGGATTTTCTGTTTTAGATTCACCTAATTCAGTTTCACCTATAAAAGATAATCTATAACTTTCTTGTCTTGTTGGTATAAACCATTTATATAAATCAAGATAATCTAACATTGCAATACCATACAATGAATAATATGTATTAGGTCTTCCTCTTACAACTATCTGTTCAGTTTGAATAAGATTCCAAGGCGACATTCTATTTGCAACTTTGGCACCTGCAACTAATTTAATTCTATTCATCAAATAAGGCAAATCAAAAAATTTAGTATTCCAACCTGTAATAACATCTGGATAATTCTTTAACCAAAATTTCATAAACTCCATTATTAAATGTCTTTCATCTTTACATTGAATATAAGTTATATCTGTACGTAAGGTTTTAAACTCACCTACACCCCAAGTTATAATAGATTTATTAGATTGATTTTTAACTGTAATACATAACAGTTCTTCTATTGGATTATCTACTTCTGGAAATCCATTTTCACACGTACACTCTATATCTAATGTGAAAATTTTAATTAAATCTTTTGACCATTTAATTTGTTTTGGATATTCTTGATTAATATATTGATAATGGAATCTTTCAAGTCCATAGACAGGTGCATTTTGAGTAGCTATATCTCTTCTAAATCTACGAGCAGAATCAATAGATGAAAAAGTTATAGGTTTTAAATTATGTCCTTGTAATGATTTAAATTCTTCTTTGTTTTGTGATACTGAATATAATGTTGGTGCAAAATTAATCTTCTCTTTAAACTCTTTGTTATCTCTTACACCTCTAACAAGTAGTTTGCCTTTATATTCTATTACATTTTTATAAAAGTTCATCTGGTCTCAAATGGAGTATTAAACCGTCAAGTTCTTTAGTAAGTTTTATTTGACAACTTAATCTACTAACTCCTGGTTTATATCCTTTTTCATATTCTAATTGTTGTTCTTCTATTGAAATATCAGTAGGCGGTGGCACTTTATCTTTCCACTTATCATCAACATATACGTGGCACGTACAACACATACAATTACCTCCGCAATCAGCAGGAATTTCTGGTATTGGAACGTGTGATTCAAATTTCGCCGCCTCCATTGCTGTTAATCCTTCTCTGGATTGAACACGAATTTTGGATCCGTTTCTTACAAAATAAACGTCTATCACTTTTTATCTAATGTAGGCAAACCTGTTTCAGTTATTAACTGTTTATTAGGTGTTACAATAGATGAAGTTGTATTTGTATAACTTTTTTGTATTTGTTGTTTTGCTTTTGATATTGATATTACCAAATTTTTGTTAATGTCAATCGTTTCTCCTTCTGAATATGGAGCGTAAGGCGTCATCATTAACTGCACAGGTTTTCCTGGAGCAGATTGTGTTGGTATGATAACGTATCCTTTTTTGATTGTAACTTTTTCTGAACCTTCGGTAATGTGACCGATAACATCTTCTCCTGTCATCAATCTACATATTAAGATATCACTTGCCATTATATTTCTCCTTAATTATAATATATACTAATTCTGTTTAATTGTCAATGCTAGTCCTAGGTATAAATGGTGAATAACCTAACTCTTCTGCTTTTTGGTCGTCTTCTCCGACAATTGCTTTAACTTCTGGAACATAATGCTTTAACATATCTTCTACACCTTGATGTAATGTTTGTTTTGACATTGCACAACCAGAACAACTACCTGCTAGTTCTAATTTTGCTACACCTAAATCCATATCAAAGTCCAGATAATTTATAAACCCACCGTGTTGAGCAACAGCAGGTGCTACTTTATCTTCCAAGACAAATTTAATATCTTTTGCTATCTCTTCTTTACTTCGTGATTGGTTGTCTGTCATCTAAACTATACTTTGTTGTTATTATATATTTTCTATTTGGATTAACCATTACATTAAATCTATTCATTGTTTCTCTATCAAATAATATTTTTGATTTTTCATCCCTATCATCTAATGTAAATTCTACTTCTTTATAATATCCACCTGCAAATTCTACATCAAGTTTTATTACTATTCTTTCTTCTTTATAATCTCTTAATCCACCAACATTAATTGTTTGCTTACGTATAATATCGTTTGTAAGTGTCTTACCTTCTAATGACCAAGTAACTTTACCACCACTAGTTTTCATTTTATCTGCGTGTATAACAGAATTACCAGAGTTACCTGTATCAAATTTACCTACTATACGTCCAAATGGATGTATATGTACAACTTCTTTATAACCACACTCGCTAGGAACCTTTTTCCAGTTCTCTCTATTTTCAAAGTGTTGTACTATTTCTTTACTTAAATTTCTGTTTGTTGCTTCTTCTATACCTTCTGTACCTGGTGAAGAGTTAACTTCAATAACAAATGGTGGTTCTTTTGTTCTATTTTCTGAAGGAATAAAATCAACTGCAACCCATTGACCATCTACTGCCTTAGCAGCTTTTAAACTTTCTTCTATTTCTATTTTTGTTAATGTTAATTCTTCTACTTCTGCACCTCTTGATACATTACTTCTAAAATCTCCTGGTACAACTTTTCTTTTCATAGCAGCAAATACTTTACCTTGTAATACTAAAACTCTAGCATCCCATTTAGTTTTTATATATTGCTGTAATAGTATATCAGAATCCTCATCTTGTTTATTAAGTAATTGTACAATTGAATCTAAAGATTTTTCTGATTCAATAAACAAGACACCAACTCCTTTTGATCCTCTTAATGTCTTTAATATAATTGGAAACTTTTCTTCTAAACTATCAAATGATTCCATTGAATTTTCTGGATCGGTTACCAATACAGATTTAGGTTGTCTAATACCATAATCTGCTAATCTTAATGAAGTTCTATATTTGTCGGCACACATACTAACACATTGTCTACTGTTAATAACACAAACTTGGTGTTTTTCTAATCTTGATACCAAGTCCATCCAACTATCTCTACGTACTACTGAACCTCTTATAATAGCAATTGTATCTTTAGCAGATACTCTAAATCCTTTTTTGTCATCTTTGTTATGGAAATACAATTCTCCATCATCTTCAACAGTTACATAACCTCCTGTGTTTCTATAGATATATCCCTTATGACCAAGTTTTTCTGCTTGCTTCATTAAGTTTTTTGCTGTATGGAAATTTAAATCATTTTCAGGTTCGTCTGAAATGACCATTAATCTATAAGGTCCAGAAGTTTTTGCTTCTGTTATGTAATCTTTGAAATTTGGTATCTGCATTTATTCATCACTCATTGGACTGGTAACAGCTGTTTCGGGTTTCTTTTCCTTCTTGTCGTCCACTTTCTTACCTATGTTATATTTAGCAGATAAAGTCCATTCTTTTTTTTCTTTAAATGGTAATACTTTTATCTGACTTAACGGTGCTTTATTTTCCGTTGCGTCCTTTTTAACTATATCAATTAAGTTCCAATCTTGTAATAATAAAGATATGGTATTTCTTCTTTGAATATCGTTTTGAGTTAATGTAGATTTTTTACCATCTAATGCAAATAGTTCCTTGAAATGGACTATGTAATATTTGCCTTGTTTATGTAGTATATGACAAGATTGATAAAGTGTTTTATCTTTACGACTTGCTACACCTATTCTTGTTAATGTTTCCCTGACCTTTAGAAAATCGTCAGGTTGTTTGATGGTCACTTCTAGCATATCGCTAGCCGACCAACTAATAATATCTTCGCTCATTTAAACTTTCTCCCACCTTGTATAAGTTTTAGTTTAATTCCTTCAATTTGGTCGTCTGTAAGTATGTTGAGAGCTTCCTTTGCCTTTGAATTACTATATCCATAATACCTTTTTACTATCTCTAGATTCTTCAACTTGGTTTGTGATAACCACTTACCTCCAAATCGCCTTTTCTTTCTAATACTATTTATGAAATAGTGAAATTGCATACGTCTTGGTAGGAAATGTAATCCGTTCATTTCATTGCTATGCATTATGGTATCATAGAACATAGATAGACAACGGTTAATTACAAATGGAGGATACTTCTTTTCCCAGGTTGGGTCAGGTGTGTCTAATAAATTCTCTTTTGTTTCATTAATTGCTTTAAGGTAATCTTTTA